TGATACCTTGCCTTCAAGAATGTCTGCAGGATTAGGCATCTGCGAAGCAACCTTGCGATGTGCCATAAACTTAACAGCAAGACCTTCGCCAACAGCACCCGACACAAGATCAGTAGTAGTGCTTTCGTCAATGCCGTCTTCAAGCAGCTCTGACACAAACGACCAAGAACGAGGCGTTGCAAATGAACGCGACGGAGACTTAGGGTCAAAGTCGTAGAGATCCTTCTTAGAGAAGGTCAAGTAACCTACAACATCCTGATGAATGTTGTTTTCAACAGCCCACTCAAACCAATCATCAAAGTTCACAGTCATTTCTAAGTGAACAAAACGATTAGCCAACGGAGCAGGCATGCGATAGGTTACGCCCTTGTCTGCCTCACGGTTACCAGCAGCAACAATGTAAACATTGTCAGGCAGTGTGTAAGTACCAACCTTGCGGTTAAGAATAAGCTGATAAGCAGCAGCCTGCACAGCAGGAGCCGCAGAGTTCATCTCATCAAGAAACAGCACAATGTTCTCATGCTGTGCAGCCATCTCTTCGTCAGGCAGTTCAAGCGGCGGAGCCCAAACCATCTTTGAAAGATTGGAATCAAAGTAAGGAATACCCTTGATGTCAGTTGGCTCCCAAAGCGAAAGACGAACATCAATTACCTTAGCGTTCATAGATTCGCCAATCTGATGAACAATGTCTGACTTGCCAATGCCGGGAGGTCCCCAAAGAAAGATAGGACGCTTGCGGCGAATAGCGTGGTTGATTGATGCTTTCGCAGAATTAGGAGTTAGCTGACGAGTTGCAGTATCCATAAGTACCTCTAGTTGCAGTTGTGTTTAAGTACAAGTGTTATTATACAGGAATAAGGTGATATGTCAATCGTTTTTGGCATCCTGTCTTGCTAAAGCTTTGGAGATACCATATTTTTTGATATCTCCTGAAAACATGTGAAGTTCAAGTGCTTTTTTGTCATCTGTGACAAACATGCTTCTCTTGTCAAGATAGTAAGGGCAGTCAATAAAGTTGTCAAGCCATATGATTATTTGAGTGGTAAAATTCATGTCAGGAGCATATGGCACTTCGTAGAATGATATATCCAAATCTTCTGTCATCATTCTGAAGCCTTCTTCAGTGAGACGCATGCCGCCTTTTTCTTTAGTGCGAGGATTTCTCCACCATTCCGCAAGAGCAGAACGAACAGAAAGGTTATTCACAGGTTGATCTAACTGTTTGAGAAAGACTTTGGTATATGTTTCTTTTGAAGTCATTCTTCGTCAAGAGGTATGATTTCGCCCTGTGTGAGTTTTACAACCTCAAACTCATCCGTATTAAACAGAGAGTTCAACTTTTTTGCAAGATTAATTGCGTGTCCAGGGTTTGAAAAACTTACCTTAGGATACTTAGGACCAGGATAGTTTGTCAGCATGTTAGCCGACTTTAGATTGAAAGGAGCACCTTGATAGAATACCGCCCAGATAGCTTCTGCTTTGAGAACCTGCTCTGTCTTATAGGTTTTTTTGTCAATATGTTCCAAGATTACTTCAGGTTTAGGGCGACTCATAGTGCGTGTATCCTTTAAGTTAACTACGCACTTATTTATCTCTTTACCAGCTTGAGCCGCCGTCCATTTTCACTTCGATTACTTCATCTGTGCCTGCAGATTTGTTTGAGAGGATTTTCTCTAAATCGCCTTCTAGGCGAGTCATCACTTCCCCTAAACAAAAAGCAAGTCTCTTGGCATTTTGTAGGTCTAGTTTTACTTCTTTTGCCTTACCTGCATCAGCAGAGCGCACTTGTTGCAAAAACTGCTGTATAGGTGCTGTGTTAAGCGGCTCACTGCGATTTGACACGGGACAACTCCTGTCTTGCTTCAAAGTCTGTTTTGAAAGGACCTTTGAAGTCGTTAGCTTCTACAGTAATCAGTTTAGGACAAAAGCTCTTAACCCAACCTTTGTCAAAACGAATAACATAATGACCTGCGCAATACACACTCTTGCTTTTAGGAGACTTTGTAAAAAGCGGAATGTGCTTGCGAACATCATACATAGGATTGTAAGGCTTGTAAGAAGTAGGATAACCATGAACTTCGTAGGAGATCGAGTCTTCTAGCTGCTTATGACCCCAAGAAATATCTCCCAGCGTTTTCTTTAACTGCCTCTCAGAGTTAAAAAAGTGTGTTCCTTGCTTATCACTTAAGATATATTTTTCTTCGTCAAGAGTAAGAGTTCCTATTCTTACGCCCTTGTTTTCTACAATCCAAAACTTGTTCTCAAGAATCTCTTTTGCTGTAATGCTATCTTTCATAGTCTCCTCATAACAGTCGTCTGTTTTGTGTTCGCACGTTTCTTCAAACGGACATTTCTTTTTGTTCATTTGGATACCTCGCTGACAGCGGTTTAGCATAAGAAGCTGCTTGATCTGCTATACGCTGCATGTCCCATTTAGCACAGAACTTCATAAGTCTTAAACCTACCTGTGATACATTTTTAGACTCTACATTTTGCGTTTCGTTGTCTATGATTTCTCTGATCTCAGGCGGTTGTGCAGTTAAATCGCACAGAGTCACATTTCTATTGTAGTCATCAATGACTCTGTGTTCTTCGCCCTTGTGATCAACCCAGCGTTGCAGCATGAGATTGTTCCAGTTGAAGCCTTTTGTATCTTTGTCGTCAAACGCTTCAAACAGGCCTACCTTGTTCTTCGTGCCCTTCTTCCTTACACCAGGATAAGCAGAAAACACATTGTCTGATGTGTCACCTCTAATACACTTTTCAAACAGCATCCATTCCGGATTAGGAGCAGGCTTTGGCTTGCCAGTCTTTTTGTCTACAACAGGATTGCCCTTGTCGTCAAAGTAGCCTTCGTGTGTGATAGTAGTAGAAGTAACACCATTATACTGACGAACATTAGGAGCAATCAACTGAGCAAAATCTCCGTCTGTCGAGATAATAACATGATCGTCGCTGGGATGATTTTGACACCAACCTGCGATAAGATCGTCTGCTTCCAGTCTTTCATGACGAAGAACGGTTACATTGGTCTTCTCAATAAGAAAAGTCTTTAGCTCATCAAAGATTTCCCAAAAGACTCTATCCTCTTCTTCTTCTTTTGCTGTCATTGCAGCGCGAGCTTCTTTTCTATTGCGCTTGTATGGCTCGTAAAAATCTTTACGCCATGAACGACCTTCAAGACAGACTACTACATGATCTCCTCCAAAATCATCCCAAGCTTTCTTAAGCGAATTTAGGGTAATATGGATTGCCATGCCTACTTTAGTGTCAATGTCGCCGCGAACAACGTGTCGAGCGCGAAAAAACACATTAGCAGTGTCTAGTAAAATATATGTGCTCATGCTTCTTCTAATCCAAAATGTTCCGTAAAGTCAAAGATATCTCTACCTTGTATGTAAAACACGATAGCATCTTTGGGTGACATTATCAAGAGTTCATTGTCGAGAAGGTAAAGATGCATTATGATACTTCTGATCTGCCTTCGTCAATGGGATTTACATTGATATAACCCATGCCTCTTTCTGTGTCTGCACCTTCTTCTGCAAGCATCTGAGTGACAATAGTTCTAAACCAAGCATCTACTATTTCCTCCTGAGTTTCACCTTTGTAACCTGCGTCAAGCAGTCTTTCAATAAACTCGTTGTTCCAATCGAGTTCAAAGAAACCATTTCGAATATTTTCAGGATTTACCTGTGTATCAAGAACTGCAACCCAGGGCTCGCCTTTCTTGTTCGCTTCTTCTTTTTCTCGTTCAAGTGCTTCTCGACGAATGTCTTCTTCTGTCTTTGGCTCTTCCTGTTCTAGTGGTTCTTCTTTTTTAGAAAATTTCTTCCAAAGGTTAAACATCGTCCTCTCCTACAGTCTTTGAGGGTAGTACACCAAAAACAATAGTAACTACGAAATTGATGTAGGGGATTACGAGAAGCAGTACCCACCATGGAGATATACCTGCATCTCTACATCGCCGGGCTGCTGTAGCAAATTGTAGCCAAATAAGAGCAATACACCCTACTACCAAAAACAAAAGTCCGAATAGAGCACCTTCTGTATTAAACAGTATTAGTACTTCTGTAAAAAATCCTGCTGTAAATGCAAGTGCAAATGCTATAACGATAACAGCCCAATACTCCTGACGTTTAGCAAGTCCTTTGAAATTGAAATAATGTGTCATTTTTTCTCCTTAGAATCCGTTTTTTCTTAATCTATCAGTAGGGTCTTCATGTTCCCCATGCATTGCCGAAGAGGTCAATGTGTAGTCGCGGCGTGTATCTCCATCCTCTCTGCATTGCGAGTTTGGCAACTCGTTCTGTGTTAAACTCGTACTCCTCAGATCGTCCGCCGAGCGGCATGATATAGACCGGACACTCAACGCCCGCTTCTCTAAATAGTCGCGTAGCTTCAGTAACTTCGTTGACATCCCTTTCGTCAGCAACCACAAACTTAAAGTACTGGTCACTGCGAGGAGCATCATAGTATTGCCGAGCAATCTCAGGCTTAATAGCACGATCCCAACGTTCTCCCGAAACGGTGAGCTTTGGTGAACACGAAAAGGTAACATGTATTCTGTCTTGAGTGTTGAGCCAATGTTCAAAATCTGGCTGTAACTTCTGTGTTGTATTTGTTTCAATAGTGACATGTTTTAGGTCCTGCATATCTGGGTGAGCAAATAGTTCTGGCCAAAATTTCTGCCAAAGCATTGGCTCACCACCTGTTAAAATAAGATGAATATCCTGTCCGTTTGACTGAGTCCAACGACCTTCTGGAATAAGAGAAAGCAGATGTTCTACAGTTTCATCTACAGTTTTATCCTGCATAAATTTTTTAAATTCGGGGTAGATACTTGCGTAGGTATCACAGCCTGTGTGAACAATAGGCAAATCCATGAAGGTTTTAGTGTTTTCTAAGACGCCATTATCTAATAACTCTTTTACTTCTGGATTATGTTTACCCATTTCTTCATTTCTATCTCTGCCAAACGCCTTGCAGCGAAAGTTGCAGCCAAATGTTCTGAGAAACAAAGAAGGAACACCTACAAATCTTCCTTCACCTTGTACTGAGTAAAATGCTTCTGAGTATCTTAAATTCATCGTGGCGCAAAATCCTGTTGTAGTTTGATGTTGTGAAAGAATTCTTCTTTAACTGAAGCATCCGACATAAAAGCACCTTCGAGTACCGTAGTCTGTGTAAGAGAAGAGTGTGCCATGATGCCTCTGTTTTCGCAACAACCATGCTGAGCTTGAATGTAAACGCCTACATTGTCTGACCCTGTTGCTCGCATGATTTCTCTTGCAATGTCATTAGCAAGTTCTTCCTGCAGTGTGCCACGACGAGCACACCATTGTGCAATACGAGTGTATTTAGAAAGTCCAATCAACTTCTCAGCAGCGATAATACCAATGTATGCAACGCCTGTTACTGGCTGATGATGATGTGAACACACAGAACGCAGTTCTGAGCGCACCACCAGCATTCCAGAATAGCCGTCTTTTGGATCATTTGGGAAAGCAGTAGCATTAGGCTGTGGATAATAACGCCCGCTCATAAGTTCATTTACATACATTTTAGCAAGGCGTCTTCCAGTGCCTAGAGAGTTAGGATCACTGAATCTGTCAATAACAAGAGAGTCTAATACATTTTCAAAACTTTCTGTAAGTTCTGCAATTAGTTCGTCTCGCTCGCCATCTTCGATATAGTCTGCAATGTTATCGCCTGCCCAGTAACGAGCACCGTTTTGTTCTAGTCTTTGTTTGATTTTTTCTGATGTTTTCAAATTATTTCTCCGAGTTATAGACGAGGATGTCTATTATTATTACTATTGTAAATTGTATTTAGGTTTTTGTCAAGAAAAAGGGGCAAAAATTACCCCTTAGGCTTGTATAGAAGAGGCTGTCTGCCCTGTTCTGCATGAACACTATCTAAATCCATGTATTGATAGAGCATTTCTAGTTTGTCATGATAGTCAGCAACTTCTGCAAGTTCCTTTTCCAGTTCTTCAAGAATGTCTCCGTTATTGCCCACACCTGCTGCGTTTGTTGCTAAAATCTCTGCGTTTGCTCTGTGCTTTTCAATGTGACCTACAAAGTGGGCTTCAGCAGCCAACAGTATCTCCGATCTCATATTCTTCATTGTCGTCTCCTTTGTTTTGATAATTTCCTTTGTATGGTATTACGTGTCTTACACCGCCTCGTGGGTCCGACACATCACCTTCTCTGCGTGGTATAAGATGAATGTGGGGATACATCACAGTTTGTCCTGCTGCCTCTCCTACATTCATGCCAATGTTAAATGCTTCGCAGTATTCCCTGTCTACCCAGTCTGTGCCCCACTTGTAAGCAGCCTCCCAACATTTTGTCACATGCTGCCAATCTTCTTGTTGCGGCACAAAAAGAACATGTCCTTCTGTGACAGGGTAAGCGTCACGATACACAACATAGTCTCTTGTCTCTACAAGAACATCACTCCAGGGTGCTTCTCCTGCGTCTTTTGCTTCTTTAAGAGTCCGTGTCATATTCTACTACCTTTATTAGATCTTCTTTGCCAGGCAATCGCCAAAAGTCTGCCGCTTGTTCTGCTTCTTCTCGTGTAGAAAAGGTTTTTACCGCATGTGCACTAAAATCCATACCTTCGACAAACTGAGTAACATACATATAATCGTCCTCAAATGGTACCATAATAGCCCATTCAGTCACGATATTCTCCTACGCATTCCCAGGGGAAAACTATCCATTGGTCGTTTTCTATCTTGTTAATTTCTGTCGCGTAATAAGAGATATCACCAAAGTCACTTGGCGTGTTATGAACAAGCGTAGCAAAGCGAACATTCCTTTCCCATACGCTGCCCCAAGCATACTCTTCGTTTGGAAAACAGGTGCTCTGCCAGTCCTGCTGAATCCATTTGAGAGTGTCGCCTGTGTCATTGATGTCATCCACTACGAGAATATTCTTTCTCAAATCAATATCCCAGCGACTTTTTAAATCGTCCTGATTTTCCGTACTAACAGCACCGAATGCGTCCTCTGCCATCCAGCAGTTTGTTTCGCTTTCGCCGCCATCTCGCAGAGCAACTTTTAATGCTTCACAGCGAACGCCTAGCATGTGTGAAATAATAGTAGCAGGTACATTGCCGCCTCTAGTAATACCAACCACATAGTCAGGCATCCAACTATCTCTCGCAATCTGATTTACAATTGATTGACATTGCCGTTCAATATCCTGCCAAGAGTAGTACACTTTGTTCATTTTAGCATCTCCAGTGAAAGACATTTTGAAACATATTCACCTATGTCTGTTTCTTTATCTATAACATATACAGAGTTATCGTGCCTATCAATCTGGTTGTTGTATCTTTGAAACTCTAAAACCTTTCCGTTTTGAGCACCGTAGATTTTAAAACACAGCACAGGTTCTGCTTCGGGTAGTCCTGCTCTAGGAAAGGCTTGAGGAACCTCCGCAAGATCAACTGCTTCTATTCTGCCTTCTCTTGCCCACTGCGCAATTTTCTTCTTAAACCACTTCATTTTTTTCTCTCCGTCTGCCAATCGTCTTTGACAAGGTTATAGGTATTTGTGAACTGTTCTAGTGCTTTTTGAAGCGAAGGATATCTCTCACACATATCCTGAAAGTCTTCAACGCTTTGTTCTTTGTCTAGTCCTATGTATTCACAGAAGTCTTCGTGCGGTGTTGAAAGCACAATATTGGAAAAATCCAAATCCAAATCTGAGTTAGTATTTGTTGTGATATAGAAATCATTTGGTAGACTACCAACGCCTGGCACAGAAGTAACTGAAAAGTCAGTCATATTGACATCTTCATTCAAATCATTTAGATCTATAGTTATCGTGTCAGTTCCATAGGTATAACTATCGACACTTCTGTCTCCTGCTACAACATCATCATAGTCTTCTTCAAGTGTCCTGTTTAACGGCATCATTTATCACCTTGTATAGTTTTTCACCAGAGAAATAGTCTCTTTCCAGTTTTCGTTTCTGTTTTAATAGAGCGGGAAGATAGTCTTCATAGTTGCTCATAAGATAGGTAATCCTATTTACAACATGCGAGCGGTTCCTTTCATACATCTTCCAACTTTTTGTCCAGGCACTGGGATAAGAGAAAGGATCCAATGCCATTTCAGAATAACTCAACCTATCAGGCACTAGAGGAATTGTATTTACTAGCACACCTTCGTACCAAGAAATACCTAGCGTCTCCTGTAGATTAGCAGAGAATACCATTTTTGCTTCGCCAAGCAGATTGTGATACTCGTTTTTAGTAAGTTCTTGCTCCTGACACATTACAAACTCATATTGAGGCAACTGCTGCTTCAAGTCTCTAAAAATATCAGGCTGTTTTTCAGGGGCAATTCTGTGTGGGAATAGAATTAAATCTCGCTTCTCCATGCCTTGATAGGGAGCAAGTGTGTCTGCGAGATACTCCATTGGCCAGCCTGTTCTTTTTGCAAGTTTCTTCTTTGCATTCTTAAACGCTTCTTGAAACATGCTGATATGAAACTTGGTTGCGTAAAAGTTGTCGTCGTAACAGTGATACATGCTTTCTTCTGCATGACGCACCCAAGGAGTTTCGCCTATCAGCCTGCCTAGAAAGTCCTGACTGTCATAACTGCCAGCGTGCCATAGACCACCAATTCTAATATCGACCCCCAAAAGTTCAGCCATGTAGCGTAACTGTATAACTGTGGGATTCCAAGCATCGGTGTAGAGGAAGTAGTCTCCATTTTTGATCTTGCCTTTTGTAAAAAGTTCGCCTATCTGCTCTAACTGTTTGGATTTATAAACATTTGTGCCACCAAAATTAAGAAAAGCCCCAGGCGTAGTAGTCTGAGGCACATCTCCACCGGAGATAACTTCTATCTTGGCATCCACATGAGATTTCAACTGCTTGGGAAGATGCTCCTTCCATTGAGCAGTATAACGAGTATCAACTGCTTCTATATCAACTATGTAAACTGTTGATCGTGCCATTATCGCTGCCTAAAGTTTCTACCATTATTGTTATTGCGGCGTGCTTTGTTGTCATGATAGGCTCGATACCGCTTGTAGTCCTGCCAAACAGGATCCTTATCGCGATATAGAGACGCTTCGTTGAAAACTTTGCCTTCATAACGACAGAAGTCGCGGAATCGATCAAGTTCGTCAAAGATTTCATTTACGGGTGGAAAGTTATTGGCCATTTTTATATTACCTTTCTGTTATTGTGGAATGTGCTCAATAATACCATCGCTTTCCCCGTCTTCAGACACAGTAATTTCATAGTAACGACTGTCTCCGTAGAGGGGAACAAGATGATTCTGTAGTATGTCCTCGGCAATCATTTCACACGATTTGTGATTTTGATTGCCAGAACGGATAAAATCTTGTAGTGCCCATTTTACAAGAAAGAACTCTAGTTCTCTGTCTGTGTGCGTGACTGAGATCTTAACTTCTACCTTAAACATGTGACGATGCTCGCTTTCAAGAAAACGGATACGCTCGTCAATCTTGCCAGCACCAGGATAGTAGTGATAACCTTCGAACTCTGTTCTTACTCTGATATAGGATTTGTTCATACTTGTATTTTATGCCTTTCTTATGGGTTTGTCAAGTGAGTATTCGCGCCAATCTGTGAACTTGCTTCTCTCCATTAAATCATGCAGAGAATGACACCACACACCAGGATTAGAATGTCGAAAGTCTTTGTCGTCAATCTTCAACATAGTATTGTAGTTCCACAGTTTAATATATGGCACAGGCACTCTAATCTGAGGAATAAAATTATCATATTCACAGAGGCAGGATTCGTTAAACTGCTCTGCTTCTGAAAGCGGAATATCAAGAGTGCAGAGATAATCGTTATCTAAAAAGTAGGCAATCATTCTTTCCCACTGTTCCCATTCAGCATAGTCTGAGCCAGGCTGAAAAGAATGATTAGCACCAAAGAAAATGTGTTCGCAGTTGTGGCGATCATACAGGTCGATAATATCGTCTGCAGGATGCAGGCCTGTGACAAACAGAGTAAGCATACCATAAGCAGGCGTGCGTTCTACTTCCCAGCCTGTAAAAAATTGCACATCTTCTGCTTCGCCTGTGCTATACGTCCGCTTCATTTTCCAAATCCTCTAACTTGTGTTCTTGTTCTTCTGAAAACTCACCGTCTTCTATTAGTGTAGCATCTTTTTCTTCTGTGTCAAATAGTGCATCAAAGTAAGTGGAAGAATTCACAGTCTTCTTGCCAGTAGCACCTCTTGTTCCTGGAATTGCCATCCAAAAGCGTGAGTGTTCGTCTACAAGTTCAAGTGCTCGTTCTTTGTCGTCAGTTGCAAATATTTCATTCACAATGTCTTTGAAAAACACTCTGTCAAATCTTTCCTGTACAAGCATCTTGGGAATAACCCCTTCATCATATTTTCTGTTTGCTCTTTGAACAGCATTAATGTGACTCCATACATTGTGTCCCATTTGTATTGCATAAGAGAAAGAATCCCAAGCAGTTTTACCTTCTTTGCCAATCTTGTTCAAATCTCCAGGAGCATATATGCAGACATCAGAAACTTTTAGACCGTCTGTGAGAGGAGAGTCTTCGAATTTGTGATAGAAACCGTTCTTGCCTTTGACTAATACATTGTCCTGTTCTACAACTTCTCTGAACGTGCGACTGTCTTTTGCATACTTCTTGTCGTCTATAGACGGAACCATTCTATAAGTCCATTTCGATCTATCTTCTGTTTCTGTCTGTATATAGATTTGTCCGTTTGCTGTAGCAAGGAAAGGAGAAGCACAGTCAAATGTAATAGTAAAGTTTTCGTTGTGATGACGACGAACCGCTCTTTGAATGTCTGTGAGCAGCACAGCCCATTCCAGTTTAGAAGTGCCAAGAAAGTGCATTACATCGTGTAAGTTCTTTTCTAAAAAGCCGTCATATCTCAGTTCTATAATCCTCTTTAGCGCAAGGTGAATATCGCACATGTTCTGACCACCCATTGCCCAACCATTGAAGTGATCGTCGGGATACACTTTGGGATCGCAGTAGTCCTTCATACGCGAATACCAATCATCTGCGTCTCTGTGATTTTCACCTTGAAGCACGTTAAGAAATTGACACGCACCTGTTCTATGCCGCATCCAGTAGTCGTTGTTGATTCTAGTTGCTGCAACAGCGTCCTCATAGTTGTTGATGCCAGTTGCTTTTGCGCCAGCAGGTGAGCGAGACACCCAAGCAGGAATGTCTAAAATCATTCCATAGTCCATATAGGCATCCATCCAACGCAGCACACCGTCTCGCTTCTTCTGTGCTTTGGGGCAGTTTGGATCCTTCCAGTCACCTTCCCATACACCCTTACCAATCTGGAATCCGCCCGAGTCTCCCAATACCCAAGTATTTGCCCTATCTCTTTTACGAATCATATCTTCTTTGGGAGAATCTTTTTGAGTGTCTAATTCAGCGTGACCTGCAGAGTAAAGACTCCACTTATAGGAAAACGCACCCTCTTTTTCGTTGAGGTAGTTTAGACTTTCAACACCGTTTTGAAAGTTGGCGGGAATGCGTGACTTTTCAACATACTCAGCACTCTGCTGTTTGCCTACATAGGTAGCATAAAACCCACTAAGTGCTGGCAAGAATCTCGCATAGTCCTTTTGTTCTTCTGTTAGATTTTTTTTCATATTAGTTTAACAAGTCTCCTGCTTGGGAGTATTTAGAAAAAGGCAGTTCTCTCTGTTGCTCTTTTATTTCCAATTCTCTAACTCTTAGAGTGAGAGTATCTATATGGTCTAAAAGACTTTCAATAGAGCCAGGTATCTTCGACCTATCCTCCTGTGCTTCAACAAGAGCAACTATAGTCATTAGACGTGAGAACGCTCGCTTGACACGTTCATCGTCTGATTCTATTGCAGAATCAATCAAGCGAGCTAAATCTCTTAGATCATCTGCCTCAAACTGTTTCATTTTTACTTGGACTGTGCTGGCAGGATATAATCATATTTTGCCATTCCGGAATCCACAGAGATCTGCATAGCACCCTGATCCGATATACTCATAGTAACATCACCGTCAAGATTAAGAATGCTCTGCACCTGCTGAACAGGCCAACTCCAGGTATGCGATAGTGATCCTTCTACGTCATGCTGAAACACAAACTCGCCTGCGTGTGTGCTTGCGTCACCAAAAGAAAATACAAGATTACTGTCTTCTGTGCGAACAGAAAATACCGGCTCGTCTGAATGTGCAGCGCTCATTAGTTTCATTCTTGAAATAGCAGCAACACTCGGCTCAAATACCACATTCCAGTTAGCACCCTTGAATTTCACAGTCTTGAGTTTCTCCTCAATGATTGCTCTGTTCATAAAGCGATAGTCGTTCTGAAAGTCGCCCTTCTCATTTTCAAAGTGAATATGAGTAGGCACAGTTTCGCCGTTTCTTTCCTGCTCTACGACATCAATCTTAGCATTTTCCTTGTATTCAGGATTCTTCAAGTGTAGCGCCAACTTGTCAAGATTGGGCATGCCAAACACAGACTTAAACTCCGCGACAGGTGAATGTGTTTCTGCGAATAAGATAACAGAACGATCTTCTGCCATTGATTCGAAGCTGGTTGCGTCGCTTTCTGCATTTACACGCACGAGATCCAAAAAGCCAAGTGCGTGAGTCTTTGATACGATGTCTTGTAGAATGTCCTTCATTTATAGATTCTCCTTATTGTTTCTATGATACGACATAAGTTATTGATTGTCAACATTTTTTAGAGATTCAGCTAGCTGAACTATGCGTTCAACCAACTCTCTGTCTTCTTCGTTATCAGTGTCTACTGACACTTTTATTTCTATTTGCATTTTATTCTCCAAAATCAAATAGACTTTTGAATGTGTTGTCCTGCTTGGTGTCTTCCAAATCCATATCCAATACACCAATCAGGTTTTTCAACTTCAAGTCTATGATTGTTTCTGCCATTGCGTCTTCGTCAAAAGGCAGTTCTTTAAACCAGTCTGGAAGACGCAGTTCGTCTGTTGGATAGGCAACAGAAGTATAGCCCAGAGGATTCTGCTTGAGTTTACATACAATAACCTTCATACCATCTACGATGTCCTGCGAATATCTATCGCCATTCATTTTTTTAAGAGTATTCCAGTTGATTGACGCTCTTACATGTCCAGGCATATTTGCTTTGCCCTTTCTCTGTTCTTCCTTCTGATAGTGTCCTATCTTGTTTGCTCGCTTGGGAGATCCCTTCTCCCAACCAGGCATCTGCTTGAACTCTTGCCGAAACTCTGTGATTCTATCAAGCACATCTTTCTCTTCGTATGATTGCAGCACCATGAGCAGAATCTCCATGAGAAACTCTTGCATATACACAGGCGTGTCAGAGCGGCGCAGATCCAAGCCCATCGCCTTGACCTTGCCAGGAGAGTCTCCTTCGTCTTTTCTCTCACCTTCGTCGTCATACACAAGAATAGCATAGCGTTTCTTGGTAATGAACAATCCGCTCTCACCTACGATTTCTCTGCCTGCCGCGATAACATCTGACCGTGTTTTAGGACAATGAAATGCTCTCAGCATAAAATCTTGGAAGGACGTATTTGCCTGCTCACAGACCTGATCATACAGTTGTATCACCGTGTCTTTTGTCCAAGGTACCTTGCCTGCTTCAATGTCTGCTTTTAGCACAGGGTAGGCAGAGAAATACACAGAGTCAGTGTCACCATAGATAACTGCTTCACCTGTGTGATCATATTCACCTGTGACTACCTTGTTTACTTCTGCTGACATGTGCTTGACAATCTGCCTGCCTGTTAGCGTAGTAGATTGCCCTAATCTCTTATCAAAGAAACGACAGCCAGGATTGAGAATAGCACCATACAGTGAGTTAAGGTTAATCTTTTTAACCAACTGCCGTTTGTCCCAGAACGCAGTTTCTACTTCGTTGCCTGCTTCCTGTGCTTTCTTTTTCTTTGCCTGTAGTTCTTTTCTTTCAGCATACCAACGCTTTAGCAAGCCAGGAATGACACCTTCAAACTCTGTTGTAAGGATAGTACCGTTTGCTGTGAGCATTAAGGGAGCGTGAGAGTTGTATATCTTGTCGTAGATCTCAGCACCACTTAGTACCTCTGTATTGCCATTCTCCCAATCTACCGTAATAGCAAGATCCTTTCGCTGTTCCATTACAGCATCATATTCAAGAGAACCAAAACGACCTTCCCAAGCCGCTGCAAATGACTTCTTCTTGAGTCCTGTTTCTTCCTGAATCATATCTTCTGTATAATCCTGCCTCAACTGCCCTACGATTGTCTCAGGAGCCATGTTAAGAGCGCGAATTACGGAAGGATATAGAGAGTTTAAGTCCATTGAACCTATCCATTTGTGTAAGCCTTTTTTGGGATAGGCAACATAAGCACCTGCTGCTCTTGTGTCATCTGAATCATCACGCTTAGGACGATTGGGAACTACCAAACCTCTGTGATGTGCTTCGTTGATGATTGCCTGCTCTGTAACAGCAACCGCACCCATAGTAGTCTGCATGAGAACGGTATTTGCGTGAGCAAGTTCGTTAGATAAGTCAATAAACTTCAACTTCTTGTCTAGCTTGTCAAGCAGAGCAACGTCCTGCCTATTGTATTCTATGAATTTGCGAAAGTCATTGTTATACAGTTGGTCAAGTGTGCCTTCATACACAGTTTTGTTTTCGCCTACTTCTAGTTCGCCGATAGCGTCAAGTCTGTATGTGTGGCGTTCTTCATAGGTGTATTTTCTATACAATTCAAGTGAGTCAAGATGTATTCTGCCTACGAGATCAAAAGTTTCTGCAGTTTTGCCATATTTTTCAAACTCTCTTCTCTTGGGCAACTGCTTCCATAGACAGAAACGGCGTGTGTCATCTTTTGAAAGCACACGACTTACTCTATTCACAGTGTATGGAATATCATAACCTTCCGAGTTCCAACCTGACAGCACATCAGCGTCTTCTATGATGTCAAGAAACGCTTCAAGCATGTCTGCTTCTCGTTCATAGAGGAATGTGTTATCAAAGTCTTTTACGCTTTCTTGTGCTTCTGCCATTGTCATTGTCTTGGGAGGCAGAGCAAATGTGATGAGAGCATCCATCCACTGCAGATGAACGGTGATAGCAGTAATAGGCATGAAGGGATCTGCGGGATCTGCGAAACCTCGCTCTGGATCAAAATCTGTCTCAATGTCAAAAAATGTTATATTAAGTTTAGGAGCATCTTGGTTGAGATAGTTTTCTGACAGGCACTG